CCCAGAAATTTCCAGTATTTCTGCGGTGTAGCGGGCTTTCGGGTACTTTCTCGCTAAGTCCCCCGCCAGCTCTGCCGATAGATTGCCTATTACCTTATCGCCCCACTTTACGTATGCGGCAGGCTCTCCGTTGTATGTATACTTTTCTACTGTAATATCTTCACTGCCGGACATTCTGCTTAAAATATCCTGCCTGTTTTCTCCGTCCTCATTATTAAACGTCACGCCTACTACTTTCGTTCTGATTGTATCTAAAATTCTGCCACAAGATACAGCGGCAGGCGCTGGCGTTCTGTTTCCGTTCTCTTTTCCTGCTCTTTTCTTTTTTAGTCCAAAATAGGCGCATACTGCCGCAACCACAATGCAGCCCGCCCCACCTGTTATATTTCCAGACGGCAGCGCCGTTAAACCGCTTACTGCAAATAATGCAGCCACTGCCAATAAAATTACCTTTTTCTTTGTCATAGTAAGCCCTCGCTTTCGTTTCTACTTCAATTCTAAAATTTCATCAGCAGAGGCGTTAAGCTCTCTGCAAATTTTCGCCAGTGTTATTGCGTTTGGCGTAAGCTCGTTGTTTTCCCAGCGGCTTATATCTTTCTGGTATACTTGCAGGCGCTCTGCAAGTTCCTTTTGCGTCACGCCTGCCGCTTTTCTCGCTGTTTTAATGTTTTCGCCTAAATTCATGCCTTACCTCTCTTTTCTCTTGCCCTCAAAATGAAAGCAACCAGCAGCTTTACCAGTCCTACTGCTACTAAAAATACTCCTAATTTTAAAAGCATACTCTTTACTCGGCTTTGGGTTTGTGTTATATTTCTTATAGGCGGCGGGCTTATCGCCCGCCTGTCGGTTAGGGCTTTCGCCCTAACCTATGTACTTACCAATTATGATAAGTATTGTTCCTATGATTAAGTCTATCACTGCACTGATTGCCAATTCTTGCCAGTTGATAGGCTTTTTCTTTTGTTTCTTTTTCTTACCCATTGTGCCGTTTCTCCTTTCCAGTGGCTTTGCCTCTTATTTGTTCTTATCTCCTTTCCATGATTTTATTATATACCTTTTTCGGTATATTGTCAACACTTTTGTATAGATTTCTAAGAAAATTGCAAAAAAATAGAGGGCAGACAGCAAACCGCCCACCCTCGAAAACTTAAGCTAATCTTGTGGCATAATCTAAGCTAATCCAGCCTGCGCCACTCTTCAAGCGTCCCCAGCCTGCGCTTGCGCCCTGTCCGGCTTTCACTTCCACAATGGTAAATACTCCCTTTCCTGTGGTTTCTCCTGTCTTTGCATAGTTCGTGCCTGCTCCCGTTCTGATATTAAGGTCTAAAATATCCACCTGTACGCTAAACGGAACGCCTGCGCTTGCCTGCTGCCCCGCTGCGGTATATACCGCCTTGCCGTTATCATCATATACAGTATAACCCGCCTTGCAAGCGCTCTTTGCATTTCCCAGCGACGTAAACGCCCCCAGCTGGCTTGCTGCGTCCGTCCAGCTCTTGCGCACTCTGTAATACTTTGTACCGTTTCCTGCTGCATACTTTTTATAGTATCCCTCGCCGTACTCTGCACGCTTTTTCTTTGCTGTTTCGCTCTGGTCTGCTGGCTTTTCATATCCAGTAAGAACGGCATCAGATGCAGCACGCACGCTGCCCGCCTTTTTCAGTGCGTCCATTACTGCTGTGTATCCCTGCAATTCTTCCCATAAAAAGCCCAGCTGCATATTAAGGTCTGCAATGGATACGCCCGCCTGTTTTGCATGATTAAGCAACGCCTGCTTTCTGCTCCAATACGTCCACTGCGCCAGCCCATAGCCTGCACTGTCCTTTACAAAATTGCCATAGCTGCCATTATCCACCGCTGCTGTATATTCTGCGTCCGTCTTACCCAGCTTATTGTTATAGGTGTTCTGTAAGTTGTTCGGCATAAGCCCGCTTTCAGCATACAGATTACCCATAATACCAGCCACGGCATAAGCATTTAAGCCCTTTCCTGTAAGAAAATTCCAGATTGTTTTTTCATTGCCGCCCTGCGGTGTTTCTGCCTGTCCGCTGATTTTACGCTTAAACTCGTCCCATGTGTGGGCGCTGGTGTTATATACATACGGGTTAGGGCAAATCTTGCCCGTTACGTCGTAATGTCTGATTACATGAGATGCAGGCACGCCGTATTTATTCATAAGGTAACGGGTAAGCTCTGCCGCTGCCTCTACTGTTGCGTCCTCAAAATACCAGTCTTTATCTGTTGCGCCCATGCTCTTTGTGTTTTTCTTCCTTACGCACATTTCAATACCGATACTATTAGCGTTTCGGCACTCTGCGTGCTTATAGCTCGACGCTCCGCAATGCCACGCTATATTAGCGTCCTCTACGCACTGCCATACCTCGCCGTTAAATCCTACAAAGTAATGCGCCGACGCATTTCTATTGCCGCCGCCATAATATCGGCAGTTGTCCTCTGCGCCGCCCAGTGCGCCTACATAATGGATAACAATATACTTAATTCTGGAAACGCTGCCCTTATTGAAATTGTACTTACTTATCTTTCTGTTAATGTTCATATTTCCTGCCTTTCCGCATACAAAATAAGCGCCTGCGGTGTCCCGCAAGCGCTCTTTGCTGCTATGTCCTTATTATTCTTATCTTTCCTGTGTCCTGTGTTTCTCTACGTTGCCTGTGGTGCTGTCCCCGTCCAGTTCGTCTGTGTCCGGCAGTTCGTCCGTATACTTCGCCAGAAACTCCCGCACCTTTTCCCATACCTTTTTTACGGGCAGCCCGCATAATGCCATATTCTTAAAAATACTCACTGCCTCATAGGCAATGTAAAGCAATGCGAAAAATTCAGCCACGCCCACGGTATCAAGCCCTAAATATGTACGTGCCTGCTCCGGTATAAATCCGATTAAGTTAATCTTAATCAGTACGTCGATTGCCAGCATGAATACCAGAGAAATAAGCATACCTACTTTTCTGATAGCCCCGTCAATGCCTGCGCAGCTGTTAAATTTCTTCTCTTTGATTGCACGCAGCACGCCAAAAACCGTGTCGCACACAATCGCCAATACTACCAGCTGGATAATTTTGTTATGTGCCGCCGCCTCAATAAATTCTGTAATAGTCATGTTCATAAATCCTGCCTTTCTCTTAATTGCAAATCTTTTGCCCGCTCTTTCAGCTCTGCGCCGTCGTAGCCTGCTGTCTGCTCCCAGCTTTCCAGAGTGGCTATTAAATCAGCAATAAGCCTGCTTTGCTTTTCTATGGTTTCCTGTTGTTCTTGTACTACCCTTAGTAAATTGCTACTCATGTACTCGCTCCTGCATTCTGCCGCTTAAGCAGCCTTTTCTATGGCTGCCTCTGCCAGCGTTTCTATTTTCTTTCGTAGGTTATAACTGTCGGCGTGTCCTGCGTGTCCCGTCCAGCTCTGTATACTCTTTTGTAACTGCTCTTTTGTGATTTTCCCGCTCTCGCACTTCTTGATAGTACGCTTTATGCGCTTTATGCTGTCCTTTCGTACTTTCCTGTGCGTTGCCCTGTGTTTGTAGCCTACAAAGTCTATACCGTTCTTTGCTGCCAGTATGGTAGTTTTCGGGTTAAACTCTAACTTAAGCTCTTCCCGTAAGAATTGCTCTATCCGTGCAAGCCAGCTGCGCAGCTGTTCCTTGTCTGGGCTTAATATTACAAAGTCGTCCATATATCGTATGTACGCCTCTACGCCCAGCTCATGCTTAATAAACTGGTCTAATGCGTCCAGATAGATATTTGCAAATAACTGACTGGTAAGGTTTCCTACTGGTATCCCTACGCCGTCCGGCATATTGCCGTTGTGGTCTATTATCCTGTCCAGCAATGCCAGTACCCCAGCGTCTTTTATAACCTTACGTATTTCAGTCTTTAATACCGCATGGTCTATGCTCTGGAAATAGTGGTGTATATCTGCCTTGATAGCATAAAGCGGCTGGTCTGGGTGGTATTTGTTCCACTCATACAGCCACTCTTTTAATGTATCAGACGCAGCGTGCATACCTTTACCTTTCCGGCAGGCGTAAGACTGCGATATAAACCGCTTATCAAATATAGGCTCTAACACGTTGTTTATGGCGTGCTGTACCACCCTGTCATAGAACGGCAGCGCCATTATCTGCCGCTCTTTCGGTTCGTACACCTTAAAGTAATGGTATTCGCTCGGCTCATAGGCAAGGTTTAGAATATCTTCCCGCACCTTGTCTAAGTTTTCCTCTTTGTCTTTCGTAAAAATCAGTACGTCTTTTCTGTGGCGCTTGCACTTTCTGGCTTTATTGTAGGCTTTCTGTACGTTTCCGTAGTCGCCCATAGCCTCTAAAAGCGTGATGCGCCGCCCGTCCTTGTCGGTAATGTATCCTACTCTCTTCAAGTATTAAGCTCCTGCCTTTCGCCGTAGCTACTAACCAGCAGCCGTATTTTTTCTCTTTGCCTCACGGCGGGACAGCCACTCTGACTATAGGATATTAAACA